ACCCCAACATCAGAGAACACTTGGCTGAGGCAATGGGCAGGGCTTCTAAGGTTGTGAAAACGCCACCAGATGCTACCAAAGACGAAAAGAAGGCTGCTAACAAAAGAGCCAGAAAAGCCGCCAAAGAAGATTCTAAGAAGGAAGACTTAAATGAGGCACAAGATCCAGTTGATGCTGCTGAGGATGCGATTGAAGCAATGCCAGAGGACGAGCAGGAAAAGATTCTCTCCGATCTTATGTCCAAACTTGGAGGCGGCAGTCTAGAGGAAGAACAAAAGAAGAACCCAATTGTCACAGCTTTGACTAAGCTTCCAGGCGGCAGAGATTTGGCTGCTATATATTTTGCCACTTTAGACAGGGATACGCCTACCAAATTAAGAATTATGGCAGCCTTTGCCATTCTTAATCTTATAGCTCCTGGGGATGTTGGAACTTTAATGGGTCTAGACTTTTTGGGTCCGCTAACTGGTCTAGATGATCTTATTCTTATTCGTAGAATGATGAAGAAATACAAAAAAGCTGGCTTGCCGTCTGAGAAACACCATGATCAGGTTCAAATGGCTGCAGGTGAGAAACTAAGCCCGGAGCGCTCTGCAGAGCAGGAGCTTGAAAAAACTAAAGATCTCGCTCAGGGCCGCGGCCAAGCTTCCGTCGCAAAAGATAAAATGAGAAATCTAGAGGAAAATAAGTTAACTGACCTTAGAAGCACCTTCGGTCGTTTTTGGTAAGGAAACAAAATGACTATTGATTATAAACAACTCGAAGCTCTCGTAAAAGAAGCAATGTTCACCGGCGGTGGGATCAACGAACCATCTGCGCCAGAAGGCGTTCCACACAGAATGCCTGCAGCCGACACGGAGACTCCTGAGCAAGATAAGGGTGACCCAGAAGCAAACAAGCTTTATGATGTTGCTCTCGCAGCCAGAGAAGCCACTGAGAAGCTCGTAGTGGCTCTTGACGAGCCGATCTATGATGGTGCCTATGAGCACGCTTTTAAGGCGTCTGCGTGCCTTAGAAAGGCCCTGAACAGCCTTGAGGATGCTGGTGCTCATCCAATGCCTGGCCAGAGAGTTGTCGCCCCTGACAGGATTCGGCAACCTTACGGTATGGGCGGAGGAATGAATTACTACAGCATGGGATATGCTGGTGTTGGTGATATGGGTGCCGGGTTGGAAGAGCAGGTAGAGACTGAAATTTCTTCGAATGTAAAAAATGCAGTTGAAGCCGTAGACAGATTGACCGACGAAGAGAAAAGACAGTTCACAGCTTACATGCTTGGATTGGCTCAAGAGGATTAAAAATGAAGATTTCAAAAAATAAACTTAGAAAGATGATTGCTGAAGAGTTAAATGGCTCTTCTGTTTTGCTTGAAATGCCGACAGCACCGATTGTCGGACAGGAGCAGACTGGACCTTACACAAAGGACCCTGATGGATATGAAGGCGAGATGGCAAAGCGGTCTCTTTATCATATGGCCTCACAGTCGCAACAACTTCATGACATGCTTCAGGATGATGAAAATCTTGAGCCTTGGGTTGCAGCAAAGATCACCAAAGCAGCAGATTATCTTGAAAAAGCTTTTAAGGCTATCACATACGATAAGCAAAACCCGGAGGGAAGATAATGTGGGATTGGGCACACTTTAAAAACGAAGGCTGGTTGGCACACCTTAAGCGTTCAGCAAAGTTATCTGGTTTGTTGATTCTGTCAGGATTAGCAATGATAGGTCATATGCTGGTGCCGTTTTGGCAGCAGCCGGGTTGGCTAAGTATATCGGGTGTTAGAGACGCTTTGGATGAAGCACTGAAGAGATAGAAATTGCAAAAAATAGTTGGACTGATTCACTCTCTAACTATTTTGATTCTCTTTGATCTCTTCGCGACTTTGCTCTGGGTTCAGTCTGGACTAGCTACAGAAGCCAATCCAGTCATGAACTACTTCTTGCAGTGTTCACCGGCTTTATTTATCTTCGCCAAATTAGGACTTAGTGCAGTTGGGATTTGCATCCTTTATTTTTTTAGAACAAGATTCAAGATAATGATCTTTAATATTTTTTTAGGATTGAATATAATCTATCTTCTTGTATTTGCTTACCATTTATCAGCCGCTCTTTTTCTTCTTTTTTCAACTATTTAATAAACAATGCATAAATGTGTAAACAATACTGTTGGAAACGTTTATCATCTTGAACAGATGGTTGATAACTTTTTTCCTTACTCTCAAAAGAAACTTGGGTTTGATAAAGAAGCAACGATTGTTTTTCAAAGCGATCAAGATAACGCTGGCATGATGTTGGGCAAAACTGCCTACTATGACCCCGAGAACTACCAGATTGTTCTTTACACAGATGGCAGACACCCAAAAGATATCTTGAGATCTTTATCTCACGAGCTTGTTCATCACGCGCAGAACTGCCGAGGTGATTTTACAAGGGATAATCCTACTTATGAAGGATATGCCCAGAAAGATCCGCACCTTAGAGAAATGGAGCGAGAGGCATATGAAAAAGGAAATTTAATATTTAGGGACTTTGAAGACCTAATTAAAACAGGAAAAATTGATGTGGAGATTGATTTTTCACAAACAGGAGAACCAAAAATGTCACTTAAAGAGTGGAAAAACAACGAGATCAACACAAAGTTGATGAAAAAGTGGGGACTTCTTAACGAAGCCGCAAAGCCAGACTTTCTTGATTTAGACAAGGATGGCGACAAAGAAGAGCCTATGAAGGACGCCGCAAAGGACGCCAAGGAAAAGGATCTTGATGAGGCGCACTGCGGACGTGCTGAGGATGAGATCGAAGAGGCTGTTGAGGAAACAGCAGCACCAAAGATGATCTCTGTCCACGAGGCAAAGCAAATTACACGCAGAATCTTAGAAAGAGTTAGAAAGGAGTCTAAGTAAAATGGTAGCACCACACGTAAAAAGAAGAAGAAGAGCAGAGGCTGCTCGTAAAGCCGCTGCAAAGGCAGCCGCAGCAGCACCAAAGACTGCTCCCGCACCAGCCCCAGTTGTTGAGCCAGAGCCGGCACCTGTTGTAGAAGAGGTTGTTGAGGAAGTCGTAGAAGAAGTTGTAGAAGAGGTAGTTGAAGAGCCCGCTGCAGCTGAGGAAGTTGCTGAGGAGCCGGAACGAGATCTTGCATCTCTTCGTAAGTGGGAGCTTGTTGAGCTTGCAACTGAGGCAGGACATGTCGTAGTTGGTCTTACAAAAAGAGAACTTGTAGAGCTTCTAAGTCAGTAACATGGACTTTCGTCGTTTAACACGCCAGTTCATTCAGAACGAAGGCAAAGGACCTAGTGTATCTAGCTATCTTCAGTCTATCTCTGAGGTTCTCCAGAATATATCTCCACGCTCTCGCACCGACGAGCGCAGGATTGAAATGGCTAGGCAAAGTCTAAAAGAAGTAAGACGACACATGCGCCGTCTTCAAGAGCGCGTTAGCATTCTTGAAGAGCAGGTTACTATATTAGAAGAAAACAAGGATAAGTAAATAATGTCTCTTCTGGATGAAGGCAAAGCAAACACACACCTAACTCACCTTGAGGAGCTTGTTTTAACACGGGGCTCGAAAGGGTATGGTATGGCCCGGGCATTTTTGCTTGAGTTGCTGGAGGAGTTAAAAGGGAATGTTGATTCAAGAGTAAAGACCTCCGTTAAATGGGACGGCGCGCCTGCTATTTTTGCTGGTATCAATCCAGAGAATGGTAAGTTTTTTGTTGGAACAAAGTCTATTTTCAATAAAGTCCCGAAGATTAATTACACCCCCGAAGATGTACAGAAAAACCACGGGCATGCTCCCGGATTGGTCGATAAACTAACAAAGGCGCTTCGGTATCTTCCCCCTCTCGGAATCCAGAAAATTCTTCAAGGCGATTTCATGTTTGATGATGAGATGGTTAAAACTGTTGATATAGATGGTGAGCCTCATTATGCGTTTAAGCCAAATACCATCACATATGCAGCACCTGTTGATTCAGACCTTGGTCAGGAAATCGCTGAGTCAAAGTTTGGCATTGTTTTTCATACAACTTACGATAGTTTGGACAGTGGTGCTTCTTTCGGCGCTGATGTAAGTGGACTAAATAAGGTTCCAGGCGTATGGGTTGATGATGCTTATTTTACAGACGATACTGGAACCGTTACTTTAACAAAGGATGAAGAGGCGGAAGTTAAGGAGTTGGTTTCTGCAGCAGATACTGTTAATGAAAAGGTTGACTATGAGGGTCTTCCATTAGCTCTTCTCAACATTTATATTAACTCCGAGATCAAAGGAGGCGAGTTCCTTGAGGATCCGGCTAAATCTTTCCTTGGGTTCAAACGCTGGTACTCAGGACGACTTGAAAAGAGAATTGATAATCTTAAGTCTGCAAGAGGTAAGATGCGAGCAACCGAAAAAGGTCAAGAAATGCTTGCTTCTTTTGACGATAGGCGAGAAGATCTTTTGAATCTTTTTAGAGTTTCGCGACACCTATTTGAAGCTAAGAACATCTTTATTAAGAAATATAACAACGCTGTATATAACACAAAGCATTTTATTGATGATGGGTCCGGAGATCTCGTGGCAAGTAACCCAGAAGGTTATGTTGCTGTTGATCATATTGGCAATGGTGTTAAGTTTGTTGATCGTTTGGAGTTCAGCAAAGCCAACTTCGCAGTTGACAAGGGTGCTAAGTTCCAGCAGGCCGAGGGCCTTACGGTATATTGGGGGTCTGATGGCTTCTCGGTGACAAAGACACTTTTGGAGTGGTCTCTCAATCTCCCTTCTGTTGAAAACAAGAATCAGGAACTCTACGAGAACCTTCTTGGCGGTGCTCCTATCACCTCTTTGGTTCGTGAAGCAAATCAAGTAAAGGTTGCTTTAGCTGAGGCAGTCAACTGGGCTCTGGACGAACAAGATCAA